GATCAACATGCCTTCCAGCGCCTCGATGCGACGGGGCAGCGTCTGCGAGTACTCGCCCATGTCGTCGGCGCCCTCGTAGCAGGGCTTGGCGCGCGGCTCGTCGAGGTGGTCGGGTGGTGGGGCGGTCATGCTGCATCTCCAGGCTCGACGGCGATGACGCGCACGACGCCTCCCAGGCCGGCGCGATCGATGGCCTCGCTGGTGTGGTCCATGGACGTGCCACCGACGCGTTGGTAGCGCTCGACGCAGCCGTCTGGTTTCGTGACCGAAACGTCGAATCGGCGAGGCCCGCTGATCCGCTCGCCGAGCCAGTCGATGGGTGCAGGCGTCTGCACGGCGCACAGCATCGGCCGCGATGCGCGCGGGGGTTGCATGTCGTGTCGCACTTCGTTGGTTGCCAATCTGCCGTCCTCCGCGCCGATCTGTTCAGCGAATTGACGCAGTCTCTCAAAACTTTGCGCAACCAGCAAGCAAAATTTTGAGATGCAATCGCAAAAAAATGCCCGCAGATGCGGGCGTAGGGAATGGGGGTCGGGGGACTGGGGGCTGGGGCCGGGCGCGAATGCGGGAGTGCTAGGTCGCGCTGGCTAGCAGACGTGGCGTCATCGAGCGGCCCTGACCTGCCTCCAGCACTGGACGAACGCACTCGACAGCTCGGGCTCCTGGAGCGGGACAACCCATGCTCCCTCCGGGAGCGACGGGAATCTGATGATCAAGGCGGCGTTCTTCGCCAAGCTGATCATCATTTCTGCAGTCAGATCTCGCCGCAAATCCATGTCAATGACAGGTCCGTCAGCATGGCCGGCGAAGGTAATGGCGGGGCTGTCCTCGAACGCAATTGATACCGGCGTTTCGCCTTTATCTAGCTGCCACGCCTCCTTGTACATTGTCACGACGAGGAAGTCTCGGTTGGCGAAGCCCTTGATGGCAATGTTTCGCACTGGGAGGTCTGCACTATGCGAATGCAATAGGACGCAAACCGGCGTACCGCTCGGTGCGGCAATCCTGCTCAGCGACCAGTCTCCATGAGAGGCAGCCATACATGGGGCAACCGTCATAAATAAAAGTGCCTTACTCAAGAATCGAATCATTCGTCGGCTCCTCGACGTGGTTAAAAGAGTCCCCACGCGCGTGATAACGAAATTACTCGGCTCAACCCGACATTATTCCGTTCATCGGATACGTTAGTTACGGCCGAAGCGGTGGGGCGGTATGCTGGAAACGGATAGATCACGCAGCGATCTCGCCTTCGTGTTGACCGCCTGCAGACTCGATCTTGTCGATGGCGGCGTTCATCGCTGCCTCAACTATTCCCTTCTGGCGCTCCGTGAGGCGTGTCCATCGTTTGAACTCGACTTCATGATGCGGCCACGCATTCCCCGCCTGCGTGGGCAATTTCTCTATGCCGTCCGAAGGCATGAGTAGCTGCAGCGGACTGACTCCCAACGCTTCAGCGATGCGCTCAACTTTTCCAAGTTCGGCCGATCGGGGCTGCCCCTTGATAGTGAGTTCATCCGCTAAACGCTTGTAGTTGGACACAGTGTTGGGAGAAACGCCGGCCTTCTTGGCTAGGGCTGTGTCACTCATGCCGGAGGTTGAGGTCAGTTCCTTCAGGCGATCAGCCAGCACCTGGGTGAGTGTCTTTTTGGGCATAGCAATACTTTGCGTGAACCATTGCGCAAAATGTTGGTTGCCTGATGCGCAAAATTTTGGGAAGATTGCGCGATGGACACTCCCCTCGATATCAAGATTCGCGCTGCCCTGAACGACAGGCGCGGGCAGTGGCTGCAGATCGCCAAGCGCTGTCAGGTCAGCCATTCGTGGATCTCACAGTTCGTGCGGGAGAAGATCCCGAACCCTGGCTACATGACCTTGAGGCGCCTCGAGGCGGAGTTGTTCCAGTTTGTCCAGCACCCCGAAGGTCACGCTGCGGAGGCCGCCCATGGCTGATGCCGCATCGCAGATCAGACCGGGCGGCGCCTTCGTGCTTGCGGCGATGCAGCGACTCAGCGAGCGCGATCGCCGGATGGAGGCAATACGTATGGAGATCGCATCCAGTCGCGAGCCTCCCTCAGAGCTTCCTGCAGTGCCATCGTCGCCGGATCGCTGTCGACCCCGGCTGTCTTCACGGCGTGCAAGCGACGAAGCGCGAGGTAGTCCTCGCCTGATCTTTCGAGTGCTTGCCGCAGTCCGCCGACGTTTTGGCTTGAGGCCGCAACCGCGGTGAGCGTGATCCAAAGCGCTTCGATCTGGGCGCGCAGGACCGTGATCTCTTCGATCAGCGGATTCTGCTTTGACTGTTCCATGGGTGTCTCTTTCGTGTGGAAGTTGTTGGTGGAACTTCAAGTTTCCCGCGGCTGACGGCACCCGCCAAATGTTTTCTTGCATGCCTGAATTAGCCGTCAGAGCTAACTGGTAATTCAAGTGGTAATTCGAGGAGCGGAGATGAAATTTCCCTATGAGGGAAGGCAGGCGCCGCTTGGCCTGTTCGGTGGCGTCGTCCAGCAGCAGCGACTTGTCGTGCCGCCGTCGGTCATCGTCGGCATCAAGTCCTATCGCCACGCGTGCCGGCTGGCCTGGAAGCTACGGCGTGCTCGCAACCTGACGCGGCGCGCGTTGGCAGAGCGCTGCAACCTGTACACCAGCCATGTGTCCGACTACTTCAGCGTGCACGAGACCCGTCGTGAACTTCCGGCCCGGCACATCGCCGCGGTGGAGTACGAGATGGGCAACACCGTGATCTCGCAGTGGCTCGCGCAGCAGTCGCAGCTGACGGTGATCGAGGAGCTACAAGCGCAGCGGAGGGTGGCATGAAGCGCAAGAAGGGACAGTTGCTCGCGGAGATCCGCGAGGCCCTGGCGACGCATCCGGAGGGCCTGGACTCGGGCGAACTGGCCAGGCGGTGTGGTATCGAACGCGCCCGGATGGCCGTCGAGCTGTGGTGCATGCGCCGGGACGGACACCTGCGCGCGACGGGCGGCCGCGAGCAGAAGTGGTCTGTGGTGCCGGCGGTCGCCGATTTGTCGGCTCTCGATCAACTGGTAACACTGCGCGCTCCGATGCGGCCTGCCGCGATCCCGGCGCTGCGCCACGTGTCGGTGTTGGTCGAGCCCCGCACGGTCGACCAGGTGCGCGCTTCCGCCGAGCAGGCCGGCCTGGTGCTAGCGCCCAACGCCAAGATCACGGTCTGCCCGGGCGGTCTCGATACCCGTTTCTCCGTCAACCCGCGCCAGTTCGCGGGCGGCGAGTCCATGTCGAACTGGCTCCGGATGCGCTCAGCGCGAGCCGAGGTTGCTGAATGAGGCCGAAGGGAGTGGTGCGTCAAGCGCTTGGCCAGGCGGCCGCGCGACTCGCGGAAGAGCGGGGCGGCGCGTCGTGGCGCGCGATCGCCTCGGCAGCCACGATCACCGTCGACGACTCCCAGCGCTATGGCGCCGAGCGCGTGCAGCGTGGCGTGGCTCCGAGCCTGGCTAGGCAGACGGTCAAGAACATGGTGCACGCCGGCGAGCTGGTCGAAGTCGGCCGCGAGAAGCTGGCCGGCTCGTTCCACTGGCATGCGCTCTACGCGCCCGCGGATCGAGTAGTCGCGGATGATGTCGTCGACGGCTGCTCTCTCCACCGGTTGCTGGCCGACTGGACTCGCTGAATGGTCGACGTCATTGACTTCGGCGGCCTCGCGGCCGCCCTGCTGGATCGCGTCGAATCGCTGCTGCAGGAATGGTTGCCACAGGGGGCGGAACGCAATCAGCGCTGGTACGTGGGCGACTTCGACGGCTCGCCTGGTGAGTCGGCGAACGTCAACATGCGCACGGGCCAGTGGATCGACAACGCTGCGCCGAACGAGGAGAAGGGCAATGACCTGATCAGTCTCTACGCCCGGCTGCACAACCTGAGCAACGGCAAGGCCGCGCGCGATCTCATCGATCGCTACGGCTGGGGCAAGACGTACGTGCGGGGCGACGCGAAGGCTGTGCAGACGCCTGCACGAGCGGCCGTCGACGACTCAGGCGCGGCGGAGCAAGCCGAGGCCTCGGCGCCGACGGCGGCCAGACCGAAAAAGTCCCCGAAGTGGAAGCCGGTCGTTCCGGTGCCGAAGTTCGCACCTCCGCCGGTATTCAAGCATAGCTTCAAGGACTCGAAGCAAGGAGGCATCTGGGTCGAGCTGGAGGCCGTCCGGAGCTGGGCGTACGAGTTCGAAGGGCAGCTGTACGGCCACGTGGCTCGCTTCGAACGCGTCGACAGCAAGGGTGAGATCTCGAAAGAGACGATTCCGTTCACCTGGTGCGAGAACCTGGAGCGCAACCGCGGCACTCAGCAGTGGCATTCGAAGACTTGGGACGAGCCGCGGCCGCTCTACGTGCCCGCGACCCTGCTGAGCGCGGATCTGTCGCTGCCCGTGGTCATCGTCGAGGGCGAGAAGTGCGCCGAGGCCGGCCACAAGCTGCTCGGGCACGAGTTCGACTTCGTGAGCTGGCCAGGCGGATGCAAGACCTGGGCGATGGCCGCATGGGGCTGGATCATGGGCCGCACCGTCATCCTGTGGCCCGACTGCGATGCGCAGCGCAAGCGGATGACGAAGGCCGATCGCGACGCCGGTGTCGACCCCAAAACGAAGCCGCTCCTCGAGGCGAACGAGCAGCCCGGCATGGTGGCGATGGTCAACATCGGCACCAAGCTGCAGGCCGACCAGGGTTGCTCGGTCTCGATCTGCAACATCCCCAAGCCCGGCGCCGTCAGCGATGGATGGGACATCGCCGACGCGATCGCACAGGGATGGGAGGCCGACACCGTGCGCGCATTCATCCGCGGTGCCGTCGCGTTCGTCTCGCCCAACGATGAAGCGCGCGCCAAGGTCGCCACACATGCCTCCGCTGGCGCGAGCGAGGACGATACGTCTGGCTGGCGGAGCCGGCTGATCGCGGGTGGCAACGGGGTGTTCAAGCCGGTGCGCGAGAACGTCGTGCTGGCGATCGACGGCACGCGATTGCCCAACGGCCGCTGGCTGCCGGGCATTCCTGAGGCGGCCGGCATCATCGCGTACAACGAATTCACCAACGACGTCGTCAAGCTCAAGGCGACGCCCTGGGGCACGCCGGCGGGCGTGTGGGAAGAGATCGACGAGCTCGAGCTCGGGAACTGGTTGTCGCGCGAGCACTGGTTGCCGCCGATGAGCCGCCAGACGCTCGAGGAGGCGGTCAAGATGATCGCCTTCCGCCACCGGTACCACCCGGCGCGCGAGCGGTTGGAGGGGTTGCGAGACACGTGGGACAAGACGAAGCGGCTCGACACCTGGCTCGCGCGCTGTTGCCGCAAGGACGGCGTCGGCGATCCCGCAGATCCGCAGCAGCAGTACCTGGCTCGTGTCGGCACCTGGCTGGTGATGGCGATCGTCGCGCGCGTGATGCGGCCTGGCTGCAAGTTCGACTACATGATGATCCTCGAGGGCGGGCAGGGCCTCGGCAAGTCGACGCTCAGCCGCAAGCTCGGGCTGGATTGGTTCGCCGATACCGGCCTGGTGCTCGGCGACAAGGACAGCTACCAGAACCTGCAGGGCGTGCTGGTGTACGAGTGGGGCGAGCTGGACTCGCTCACGCGGTCGGAGGTGACGAAGGTCAAGCAGTTCATCTCGTCGCAGAAGGATCGGTTCCGCGCCAGCTTCGATCGTCGGCCCAAGGACTATCCGCGCCAGGTCGTCTTCATCGGCACGACCAACGAATCGCACTACCTGAGCGATCCGACGGGCAACCGACGGTTCTGGCCGGTGCGCGTGACCCGATTCATCGATCTGGACTGGCTCGACGCCAATCTCGATCAGCTCTTCGCCGAGGCGCTGAGCTACTTCGACGCCGGCGAGCGGTACCACCCGACCCAGGGCGAGCAGCGGAACCTGTTTGACGGGCAGCAGCTGGAGCGCACGGTCGAGAACGCGCTGGAGTCGGCGATCCGCCGGTACCTGTACGACGAAGACCAGCGTGTGTCGCCGTACGGCCAGAACGGCTCGCTGGTCAAGGAAATCACGCTCGCTGACCTGCTGACGTCTTTCGGCATCAGCGTCGACAAGCAGACGCCGGTTCTGACCAAGCAGGCCTCGGCCGCGCTCGGTCGTCTCGGCTGGGAGCGGGGCCGCGCCAGCGGCAAGGGCGGGGCAGCCCGCCCCTGGGTCTACCGGCGCCCGCTCGAGGAACTTGCACATGCGCGCGCCTACGCGCCAGCGGTCGCTGGCGGGGCGCGTTCGATCAACAGCTCTACGCAGAGCTACGCAACCACGGATGGCGACGATGAGATGCCGTTCTGACCAGCGATCGCGGGGCGCCGCGGAAAAGGTCGGGCAGCTCGAGCCTTTGACCATGTAGACGCCCGCGACCAGGCGCGCCTGGCACCTCTGTCCACGTGTCCACGTGGCTTGCACTGAGTGCTGACAAATGGCAATTGCCCTTTGTCGGTGTTCGTGGCGGAGCCATGTCCGTGATCAGCAGGTGTCCATGCAAAGGCGCGAGCGGGCATGCGCTGCAAGCGTGCAGACGCGCGCGGCCGCGATCGCGAGATCTCTCTCATAACGTAGTAGGTACTTGGTGGACAAGATGGACAAGACATTGAAACAGACCTGGAACTGGCTGCCGCAGCAAATGCCCGGCGTTGCGAAGCTACTTGCGGACAAGCGGGCGGAAGTCGGCGAGGAATGGGTCAGGCACTGCTGGGCGAAGGGCGTCATCGAGCGTCAGCCAGGCTGGTTCTTCGCCGGCGAGGGCGCCTTGATGATTGGCGTGCTGTGGGACGACCCGGTGATCCTGGCGTTCGCCAAGCTGCGCCTGACGGCCTCGCAGTGCATGCTCATCATCAAACCGAAGGATGCGAACCATGGCGCGTGATCCCTACGTCGATATGCGACTGAGTCGTTGGGCGAAGTGGCTATGGGGCAAGTCAGGTGGCCTGGGCTTCGCTAGCGTCAATTGGGACGCATGGCACTCAGAAGGCGATGAGGGCCGCGAGGCTCGTGCGATCGTGCCCGACGACGAGGAGGCGATCACTGACCAGGCGGTGTGCTCACTCGGGCCGGAGGCCCAGGCGGCGATTCGCGCCGAATACTGCGATCCTGGATCGACGGAACGCAAGGCCCTTCGTCTCGGTTGCCACGTCCAGACCTACCGCGACCGCGTGAACACCGGCTTGCGGGGCGTCGCTCGATGGCTGACCGAACGCGTACGCGGTCAGGAGGCGGAGCGAGATCGCATCGAGGCGTTGCAGCGCATGTCCTCCCAGCAACTGGCTGACCGCGACGCGCGGGCGCGAGACGAGCGTGCCCAGGCCGACGCGGCGCAGTACGCCGGCAAGACGGCCCGCAAGACGCTTCGACTGGTGCGCAAGCGCGGGCTGGGGTCAACGCGGGAGTTTTAAACCACTCACGAACCTCGTACATTCCAGGCACGCTGGCGGTCGTTGACTCGATTCGCCGGTGGGCAAGAGGGCGATGGGTTGAGCGGCCGGCATGTTCACAGCATGCCGGCCGCTCTGTTTTCCGCGCAGCTCGAACCTATCCATCAACAGTTCCCACAGGAGAAACCATGTCGGGTCAAGTCAAAATTCTCATCGCCATGGCGATGACCGCCGTCGCTACCGGAGCCGTCGCCAACGCAATCGCGGTGTCGCTCACGGACGCATCCGGAGCCGTGCACACTTCGACGGCCTACGCGTCGAGCTTCCCCGCGCCGGCAGCGGATGGCACCTTCGAGGTCGAGGTCGATTTCACCGGAGTCGGTTCCGGCGCCTTCACGGGCACCGTCGTCGCGCAGGACAGCAGCGGTGGCAACATCGGCAGTCCGGTCAGCTTCAGCGACACGGCGACGAACCTGCAGCCGATCCCTGTCAGCGTCACGGTCGCGTTTGCCTGAAGGGGATGCCGGCATGTGCCGGTGTCCGATGAGACTGAGCGCTGCTGCGTGGGCACCGTGGGAGGTCTGAAACCATGGTTCCCATCATCAGCGTCCAGTCGAACGTCAAGGCGATCAGCAAGGGGCTGAGCACACTCGAGTACGAGCAGCTCCCCTTCGCCTTAGCGCGCACCGTCAACGACTTGGCGCGGCTCGCTCAGGCTGCTGAGAAGAAGGCCATCCCGTCGGTGTTCGAGAAGCCGACGCCGTTCACCGTCAACTCTGTGGGCGTGACGAGCGCCAAGAAGTCGCTGCCGATCGCGACGGTCTTCGTCAAGGATCAGGCGGCGAAGTTCCTTGCGCCATATGAGTTCGGGGGCAAGCAGTTCCTCGGCTCGAAGCCGGCCGACCTGGTGCCGGTCAACGCGAAGGCCAACTCGTACGGCAACCTGCCGCGCGGCTCGATCCGCCAGCTGCTGGCCCGGCCGGATTGCTTCCGTGGCAAGGTCAGGGGCAAAGGCGGCCAGCTGATCGACGGCATCTGGCAACGACCGACGCCTGCACAGGCCGCAGGCGTCAAGGGTCGCAAGAAGGTCGACAAGCTCGCGAACACGACTGGCAAGCTCAGGCTGCTCGTGGCGTTCCACGCGCCAGTCGAGACTACGAAGCGTCTGCAGTTCGTCGAACGTGGGCAGCAGATCGTGTCGAAGGAATTCGACGCGGTGTTCGAGAAGAACCTGCGCGCGGCGGTCGCGACGGCCAGGCTCTGATGGCCCTCGATTTCCAGCGGGTCCCTCCTGGGGGTTCGAACCATGCGGGCAGTTGCGCGCGCAGTCATTTCCTAGTGGCTGGGTTTCCTGGTTGGTGAACAGGTAAACAGGTGAACGCCTGACAGGTGAACTAGTGAACTCCTCCGGGTCAGAAACGCAGTTCCTGACGCGGTCGGACTTCGCGAGGCTGAAAGGCTGGTCGAAGGGCTATGTCAGCAAGCTGGGATCGCAGGGCCGGCTGCTCCTTTCGCCTGACGGCACCTTGGTTGATGTCACCGCGACGCTGGCGCTGCTCACGAGGAGCAGCGATCCGAGCAAGGCCTACGTTGCGCAGCGCAACGCCGCCGGCCGCGTCGAGCGCGATGTTGGCCGACATGTCAGGCACGACGCGCCGGCGGCCGACGATGCGGCCGCCGGCGGAGCTTCGCCTGGTGGAAGCAGCGACGACAGCTATGCGAGGAACAAGGCTCGCCGCGAGGGCTCCCTTGCGGAGATGGCCGAGCTCGAGCTGCAGGAGCGGCTGGGGAAGGTGATCGACCGTGAGCGGGTGGAAGCCACGGTCGAATCGCTCTATCGAACGCTGCGCGATGCCTTGCTCGGGCTGCCCACGCGCCTGGCGCCTGAGATTGCGGCGATGACCGATTCGTTCGAGATCGAGGTCAAGATGCGCGACGCCATCCGGTCGTTGCTCACGGACCTCGCCAACAAGTCCGCGCAGGACTTTCAAGTGCAGACGTCTGGAGAGACCAATGGCCTGTGATATCTGCAACCTGGCGGGCGTCCGCATGGAGAGCCTGCACGAGCAGTACACGACGCGCGAGATCCGTCTGATCTGCGCGGATTGCGCGAAGGCGGTCAATGACAGGAACAGCGCCCTGTTGACGGCGCTCCTCAAGAAGAAGGCCGACGAGATCAAGGTCTTCGTGGTCGAACGGCGTGCCGCCAAGCGCCTGTCCGCGAAGGCGGCCATGGACCGCGAGGCTTCCCTTGCTCGCCGTCGCTGACGGCGCGCTGTCGGTCGTCAACGGCTTCGCGCGCGGCATCCGCCCCGATCCCGACCTGTGGATCGACCAGTGGGCCGACCAATACATGCAGATTCCGCAGGGCAACGGTGCGGAACATGGGAAGTACAAGACCGAGCGCACGCCGTTCGCGCGCGAGGTCATGCGCGTGCTGTCGCCGGCGCACCCCGCCAAGCGAGTGGTCGTGATGGGGCCCAGTCAGCTGCTCAAGACGCAGGTCGGCTTGAACTGGCTGAGCGGGTCGTTGCACCAGGCGCCGGGCAACATGCTGGTGCTGCTTCCCACCCTGAACCTGGCCAAGCGTGTATCGAGTCGAATCGCGAAGACGATCGACGCGATTCCCGAGCTGCGCGAGCGAGTGTCTCCGGTTCGCAGTCGCGACAGCCGCAACACGATCGACACGAAGGAGTTTCGCGGCGGCACGATGCACATCACGACCGCCGGCTCCGCGGCCAACCTGGCGGAGATCGCCGCGCGCTACGTGTACGGCGATGAGATCGACCGCTGGGAGGTGTCGGTCGACCAGGAAGGCGACCCGGTTGAGCTCGCCGAGACGCGGACCAGCACCTACGGCCGCAACGCCAAGATCTACTACACCAGCTCACCGACGATCGAGAAGGCGAGCCGGATCGACACCTTGTTTAAGCAGGGTGACCAGCGGCACTTCTACGTGTCGTGTCCGCACTGCGGCCATTGCCAAACCCTGCAATGGGAAAGTCTCTGGTGGGAGGCCGACTTCAGCCGCGCTGCCTATGTCTGCAAGGACTGCGGCGCGCACATCGAGGAGAGCAGCAAGACCAGCATGCTTGCCGGCGGCGTTTGGCGCGCGCACAGCGCTGGCGACGGTGAGACGGTCAGCTTCACGCTCAGCGCGCTCTACGCTCCGCTGGGGTGGGTGTCGTGGGCCTCGCTGGCCAAGCAGTACGCGAAGGCCAAGGACGCCTACGACAAGGGCGACCCGGAGCCGATGCAGGTGTTCTACAACACCCGTCTCGCGCGCTGCTGGGACGACATCAAGGAACGGACGACGCCGGACGAACTGCGGGCGCGCGCTGAGAACTACCAGCTGCGCACGGTTCCGGACGAGGTCATCGTGCTGACCGCCGCGGTCGACACGCAGGACAACCGGCTCGAGCTCGAGATCATCGGCTGGGGCGAAGGCATGGAACGCTGGGTGCTGGACTACCAGGTCATCTACGGCGACCCGGCCACCAGCGCGCCCTGGGACGAGCTGGACACGATCCTGCAGACGCCGCTTCGCCGCTCGAGCGGCCGAAACATGTCGATCCGTGCGACGGCCGTCGACTCGGGTGGCCACCACACGCAGGAGGTCTACGAGTTCACCCGGCAGCGCCGCTACCGCGGCGTCTTCGCCGTCAAGGGCGCGAACAAGCCCGGCAAGCCGGTCATCTCGTCGACGCCGAGCAAGGTCGACATCAACCGCCGCGGCAAGCAAGAGAAGAAGGGCGCCGATCTGTGGACGGTCGGCACCGACACCGCGAAGGATTGGCTGCACAGCCGCTGGAAGATCGCGTCGGGCCCGGGCGGCGTTCACTTTTCGGTCGACCTGCCGGCGGCGTTTTACGACCAGCTGTGCAGTGAGCGTCGCCTGATTCGCTACGTCAAGGGCCACGCCCGAACGGAATGGGTGAAGGCGAAGGCGGACCGCAACGAGGCGCTGGACTTGAGTGTCTACAACCTGGCGGCCGCCCAGCGCCTGGGCATGCACAAGTGGCGCGAGACCGACTGGGAGCGCGAGCGCATGAAGGTTGACTCGCCGCAGTCCGACATGTTCGTCCAGACGTCTGGACAGCAGGTCGCAGGCACCGAGCCGGTTGCGGTCGTCGCAGCGCCCTCAGCGGCCCCGAC